GGCATCGCTTGCCAAAGTGCATTTGCGTCTAGGCGTGAGCCTAGGAGCTGATTGACCAATTGGCCAGTCCGCTCAATCCTGCCCCAGGCATTAGTGTCTGAGGCAAGATGATAACGAAAGGCACCACTAAACCAGATTGTGTCTTGTTTAGTGAGCATGCGATGTGTGGTATAGTCGTTGCCCGAACCAACAATGCCAGAAGCCCCTGCTTGGGACGCTGGAAAGTTGGCAGAAGAAGGATAGAAGTATAGGCCACCATAACCTATATCAGCTGTCCACTCCTGTGAATCGCGCATCGAAGGAAAACCATATCTCCTCCTGACAATTTTGTCAGAATCACGCTGGAACTGCTTAAGAATCTTATGTTGATTCCTAACAGCCAGGTAAACGGAGCGAATATCCCCAACGGTAGGCGTAATCCCAAAAACGATATTAAGGAACTCTTCAGGTCCCACTTTCGTGAGATCTCCAAGACCCTTAGCGTTTTTGAGAGCCTTACCGGGCATACTCGGCAATCCATCACGCAGCTCAAGTAGAGATGCGGCGATAGAAGCATTTGGTTTCGTCGGAGCAACCTTGGCAATAGCCTTGGTTCCCCAGTTGGGGGTTAAATCAGGAACGTCGGGGAAAAGGGTAATACCCTGTTCACCAGCAGATCCTCGGAGTCCAAGCTTTTCGACACCAAAATTGGGTTCGAAAGCGAAGATTCCGCCAACTGGCCCGTAATAAGTCGAACCATCCCATTGACGAGACAACGGTATGATCTGTCTTTTGCGAAGATTGAAATGAATCAATCGATGCTGGACAGAATCAAAATCGTGTCCCGTGTCTGGGATATTCGGCTTGTCCTCTCTAAGCTCTTGGATGATGGGAACATCGCCCAAGAGATTCGGAGAAGACGAATTAACGGGAAGAGACGATCTGTTTGTTCTATAAGAATAAACAGAATCCTGATATCCAGGATACCTCTGAGTCTGTTCGATATTTGGAAGCAAATATTCGAACGGAGCAGATTCGGCATAGTTAACGCCGGAGCCACGATCCAAACCTACCCTATAA